CATTGAATGACATACCTTGAGCCTTTTCAATTGGTAGGATGTTGATACCATCAGCTTCAGCAAACAAAGATTCAAACCCATCAAGTCTAAAGTTGTTCTCCAAGACCCCAGCACCGAGATACTTCTTGATCTTAGACAGCATACTCATGCAGAACGGCAAAAGCTTTTCTGCATCATTACCTTTAGTGGCACCGTAATCATCCCCTAAGTGCTTATATGGTCGGCAGATCACGATATTATCAATCTTACCCTCTAACCACAGCTTACAAGCCCACCAACACATCAATTCTGTCTTGCCAACACCAGCAGCCCCAGAAAGAATCACCAGTTGTTTTGTTGTAAAGGCTTCAAGTGCGGCTTTCTGTCTGTCGTTCTTAGCGCTTAGTGGAATTATCTTTGCTAATCGTTGTTCTTGGAATTTAGGTTTCACTACCTTCTGTTCACCAGCGATAATCTTATCCTTGCGGTTGTGTGTGGCATTTCTCGAATGTTTCATAATTATTTATCCTTACTACTTGATAGGAAGAGAGAGCCACGGATGCAGCTCTCGGTTAGGTTTAGTCTATACTTGGTAAATCTTGCCACTTGAGTATTTTCGGCATATCGAACAATCCTCTGTCAGTATAACAAGCTCTGCCACCCACACCATCTTCCTTAGTAGCCCAGAAGAAAATATCCCAGTAAGAGTTTCCGTTATTATCCACAAGTCCCAGAAAATCTCTATCTTTAGGTGGCAGCTTACTCGTGGGTATATTCTTAAACGGCTGACACCTACAGAAATCCCCCGCAGTGTTGAATGTGCCACAGTGCCTACACTCCAATTTTCTTGCCACTTTAGCCTCCTTTCTTTATCAGAATTTCTTTAATATATCCCTTCGTTGCAGCCATCTTGTCTTGAAACTCTTTGTACTTTAACTGCCTTTCTTCTTTTGTGGTAGTCTGCATAGCAAAACCCAAAGATAATACAGTGTCTAAACCATCCGGTGGGGCTTTCTCGGATACCTGAGTCTTTTTCGCTGGCCTATTAAATACTACTTCTGTCCCACAAGTACAGTAACTGTAAAAGTTATCTACATCATCGGCTTGCAGTAGGTTCAAGAGACAGTCGCCACTTTTAGATTGAAAATCTCCTAGCTTCTCTCCACACGATGGGCAATCAATAACAACATTGACACTATCATACATTCCCATGTTAACCCCCTTGTTTCACTAGAATTTCTTTTATGTACTTGACTTTACTGTTCATTGAAGGAATACCTTCATACCAACTTGCCACATTCCGTAGGTCTTCTAGTGAAAACGATTCAAGCTCGTCCTTCGTGTACTTAATTTTACTAAGGCTTACGCGACTCTCAGGTGTATCGGCCACTGGGCTTCGTGTATAACACGGCACCATGTACCCACCAATCTTTTGTGCAACATGCCTAGGCACAACGATTGCTCCGTTCTTACCTATTTTAATTACGTTTTTCCAGAAATCGTATAAATTATAAGCTCGCACAAGTACACGATTGTAAGAAACATTCTCATCATAAACCATTACATCCTCCTTTGAGATCCACTTATCATAATTCTCTGTGGGTAGGAGTAGACGAATACGATATGGTACAGTTGTCATAATTCTGTAACTTCTATCGAGTTCAGCACCTAAGTATGCCAAATACAGCACCTGCGACACCAGTTCAGTATAGTTCACTGTCTGTAATGTGATCAACGTAGTGGGAACAGGTCTGTCCCAAGCGTCTTTCAGAGTTAGTTTATCGTCTACTGGAGGACTACCAACCTCCACGGTAGGTATTAGTTCAAGGTGCTTATTCTCATCTGTAATTTCATCTAGTAAAGTACCTAATTGCTCAGTAGTGTTTAAAGGCTCTAAACCTATGCTAATAGGCGTTTCCTCTGTTTGGGCTACATCGGTATTAGTTTCCTCTGCAATCGCCTGTAATGGCTCTGTAGGAGCTTCTACGGGCACTGTAGACTCATCTTTCACTAAAGGATTGTCTGTGATGTTGTATAAACCCAATTCTTGGGATAATTCGGTTAGTTCGTCCATAGCCTTCTTAGATGTTTCAATCTGCTCGATGGTATACGGTAAGTCTACAGTTGCTACCACGATTTGGTCAGTTTCTGTGGACTTGGGTGTTGTTTGTTTCTTAGTTGGCACTTTAGCCATTAGTTTTGTTCTCCTGTTGGGTTCTTTTTACTAAGCCAGATTTTGTATTCTAATGTGTGTCCTGCCTTAATGTCAAGTAGATTATCACACACTGTCCACTCTTTCAAGTTGTATCCTTTAGAAATAGCATCTTTCACGAAGGCTTCTCTGGTGTTGATAATGTCTTGCTGGTGCTGGAGTGCCATAGCCTCCGCTTTAGCATTAATCTCCTGCTCAAGGGCAGCCTCCACTTCGTAGTCCATAACTAGACCTTTCATCTTGTTTCTCCAAGTTATTAATGAGTGTCTATTGTAAACCCTAGTCCTCGATATTGCAACATTTATTTTAGGGTTGTAGTGAAAATAGTTGTTGCATTCTGGAGATTTAGTGGTATTCTGTATGGCTTAACTTTAGGGGATTCTACAGGGTAAACTGACACCTTGTAAAATCCTTTCACGAAAACACTCAAACCCTTACGGGGCTTGGGTTTCAGGCATGTTTATACCAATTTCTTACGAGTATTAGATGGGAGTGTCTTTGGAGGTGTTATTATTAGTATTTATTTGTTAGACTTTAAGGTTCCTAAGTACCTTAACTTAGTGGTTGATACACTCTTTAATGAGTACTTAGGTGAGTATGGTAACAAGGTGTTTACTCACCTCACTACGCACAAGAAAATAAAGATAAGACAAGCCATGGCTTGTTTCTGTTATAACACAGTATATAACTTAGCCTTCGATAGAACTGAGTTCTGTGTAGTATTGGATTGCCAAGTGTATGCTAAACCCCTTATCTATAACTGCACTAGGATTAATAGGAAGATTAGTTATACCTACACTAAGAGCATCTTAGACTGGTTACACAGTACAGGGAGGATAAGACTTACCAAAGGAGGAGTAACAGAGTGGTTTGTAGATGATAGCGGAGCAAAGCCAAAGTTTATACCAACTGCATTCCAGTCATCTTCTGTGCAACTGAGTGAACACCTGATTGAGATGTTTAGTGATGTTGTGGATAAGCGTAGGCTGTACACCCTTCAATCTGTCCTAGAGGTTAGAGATAAAGATGGGGTAAGTATAACTAAGAGGTTAGGAGACACAGAGAGATTAGCTGTCCGTAATCTCAACACCTATAATGCTTTAGCTAGGTCAGTGGTTATTGGTGTAGGTGATCGGTCATTAGACGTTCAGTTAAAGAAAGTATTTAATAATAGCTCATTTGAGCTTGGTGGGAGAAATTACATGATAGGCGCTGGTGTGGTGACAAGAGAAGATAGATCAATTATGACCATAGATGGGGAGAAGACTGTAGAGTTAGACTTCAAAGCCTTACATCCAAGAATAGCAGCTACACTAGACGGCATACAGCTAGATGCAACCTTCGACCCATACCAGATTGAAGTGGTTGGGATGGACTCAGCAGTGTCTAGGTACTTTGGTAAGTGGGCTGTACTAATCTTACTTAATACAGGTAAGACTGTCGGTTCTAATGGTCAGTTCTCTTACAACGTGGCTAGGAAAGCATTGATCTCTCAGTTAAGGGGAAGAGAAGAAGTAGATTTTGATAAAAGAGAGTTGACAATCAAAGGAACTACATATAAACTACCAGCCTATATTGACTATGCTGATATAATCCAGAAGTGCCTAGAACGTAATGATTACATACGATTATGGTTCCATGAATCAAGTGGGTTGAAGTTACAGAACTACGACAGTAAGATAATGGATCTCATCATTAGTCGATTCAATGAGATGGGAGAGATCATCATCCCTGTGCATGACAGTATTGTAGTTAAAGAGAAACTAGAGCCTATTGCCAGAGAGATTATGGAAGGTTGCTTTAGTCAGGTGTTGGGTAACTCGTTTAATTGTGTAATAACCTAGAGGTAAGTATGAAACCAAGGAGAAGTAAAGATACTCAAGTAGGAAGACACAGGTTTGCTAACCTTTCATATTTCAGAAGAACCCACAGGAATAGGGATACCACTCTATACCAGTACCCCTCTGTAAGTATGGAACCATTATTGGAGGCAAGTAATGATTAGATCCTATAGATCACCATTCCAAGAACGATGGAAACAACACTGTATCATTCCATCACCACACAACACTAAACGAACATTAATGCAATTTGATAGATTATGGAGCTTGCGTATGGCAAGATATGGGAGTAGAATACCAATCTTGTACAACCGATACCCAATATGTAAATTACACTTTGAGGAGTGACGTAGATGACAATAGAAGTAATATTCAGAATACCAACAAGATCACTAATCAAAAGTGACAAATCCGTTTACAATTATATTCACTATGATGTTGTTGACCGAGATTTGAATACAATGGGTGTATATTCGCTTGTTGAAGTTTATGATGATATATCCACCACACCAGCTTATGAACTGCTTGATGTTTCCGGTGAATTGTTAGCCTATGCAGAGTATGGCGATAGTGTACCAGAAGATAAGTTGACTACGGGTGGTGTTTACATAGACATATCTGTCGTTCGGAGTTACATCAAACTATGAGCATACAACGAGACAGGCGTAATTCCTTAAAGCTTGGTAGGTGGTACAGGCTTGTAGAAGTGCATTGTGACTTCCTAGGGCTATGCTATAAGCGAAGATATTACTATGCCAATACCCAAGGTAGGCTATTGAGAGAAAAGCCCCTACAGAGCTTACAGAGGTGGTGTAGAACACCTACAGAGACGATAAGAAGTTATTATATTATAGGTTTAAATATGACTCTAAGCTGGAGTGGAGGGAGAAATGAGAGACATACTACATGAGTGGCTAAAACTACCACCTGAAGAACAGAAGTGGATACCAATAGAAGAGATGCAGGTAGGAAACTACTTGTGCGATGCTCGTAACTTTGATATTGGATACTGGAATGGAACCGTATTTGAGTACGAGCGTACTAAATGGAACTGTAAGTTTGATGATACAGAAGAACATTGGGATCGTGGAGTACCTTATGGGACAGTTCGCCCAATAAAGTATTTAGGAGATAGTGAGCAATGACAGATGAAATAATATTAAACCGCATTCAGTGTAATCTGTGTGGTGACATAATTACCAGCCACTACAGGCACAACTTCGTATCTTGTAAGTGTGCATGTTGTTCTGTGGATGGTGGTAGAAGCTATCTAAAGCGCAGCTACAGCTTCGCAGGAGAAGAGGGGTCACTACCCTATACAGATCTATCTGTAATGTCTTCAGCAAGCTTTGAGGACGTAAGAAAAGCCCTCATGCGTGGTAGCAGGGGAGTCAACGGAGATCAACCACTAACTTGGGTAGCTTTATCAGAGATTAGCGATGATTACTTAACTAATCTTATTGCATACAAAGAACAGAACATGTATACTGATTCAGTTGATTATAAGTACCAACTGATGGAAAAACAGTACAGGGTAGATAACAATATAGTAATTGAGGAGAAGTGATATGAACAACCAAAACAACAATGACGCTTGGACAACCTTCTGGTGTGGCCTAATCTTACTGGCATCTGTCTGGAGTGTGTATGATTGGTATGGTAGGAATTACTGTGAGGATACGGCAATTCCTGTGCTTTGTAGTAAATAGTTAAAATAAATATTTCTAGGTACTTGACAAAACAGGGGTGTATGGCTTATACTGTATACCTGAATTGAATAACGCAGGTAAGGTGTTACTTACTGCCTGCTCCAGATTTGTGACGAAACATGTAAGTCATGTGCAGCGCCGTGGTAGACGTTTGCTAAAAGAGGCCGTGCAGCCTGAAACCTACGGGGCTACCTGATAGGCTGCGAGGGAAGCTAGTTTAGATACTGGATAATGTGGGTGCAGCCCATCCCCGATACTCGAGCGTATAATCCGTGGAAACCGGTAGAAATGGTGGGGTTTATCGTCCACCCGTTACAATTAATTAAAAGAGAAGAAGACTTTATGAGTGTAAGGAAGATAAACTATGTTGGAGCCACCTTCCCTATAAGTTCTGGGGAGACGGTTGAAGTAGTAATTAACGGCATATGATATGTTCCAGTAACAGAAGCTAATGCAGATATTAAGAAAATTGCAATAGGTTTACTGGCAAGTTGCTTAGGTGTTGTATCCGAAGAGAGGCTGACAGAAGCCCTTGATGACATCCATGTAAGCGTAAATGACTGGGGTGAAGGTCTTCCAATTAAAGATGTGCTTGCTGATATAGTTGAAGCACTAGGAAAAGAATAATGAGCAGATGTTTGTGCGGTAATATAATGTCAACTCAAGAGATGTGCCAGAAACAGGAGAATGGGGAGTATGAAACTTTATGCTCTGCTTGCCTATCTGAAGTGGCTAACATTGATGAGCCTGAAGAAAGAGAATACAAGTTTCAAGACCTTACGGGTAGGTTGTTCCCAGAAATTGAAGATGAGAGCTATGACTAGATGAGAATAGTTGTTGACTTATCCCTAATTAGGGTGTACTATAGTAGTATAGACACATGGAATTAAATAAGATTTAAAGACACAGAGTTCATATCTCCCTCCTACGTTCTCACTGTAACGTGTGTCGAAACAGTGCTCGAATTAAAGACATGAGCGAGCAATCGCACCTGAAAGAAGAACAATCCTTAGCTAACAGCCTTGAGTGGTTGATTAGTATAGGACGGCAATAGTGGTTTACTCCAGTGTTGCTACACACCGAAAGGTGAGGTTTAAACGAGTTCCGGTTAATCCGGCTTGTAAAGAAGGCTAGTGACGATTAGCTGAAGTCTTCGGGGGAAAGCCGCCTAGGTCTATTCGTAGATATGCGCAACCTGCTTTCCACGGAGCACCTAATTCAAAGAAGTTGAGATCTCTTGGTGTGGTAGATTTAATCACTACCTATTCCCTCCCTGAAACAGTGGTGATAAGTGATCTCGTTCCGGTAGTCCAGAAAATGGCCTGATAAGCCTACGAGCCGGATAGTTGTGTAATAACCAAGATAAAAGCACAACAACCTAATTAATGGTTCATATAAACTACATATTGGTACACTACGTATCACATATAAGTCATTATGTAAACCAAACAAATGCTGCATCAAGCATATAATACATCTTGAATGATGTCGATTTGGTGGAGACCTTATCGTTAAAACGGTCTCCCATAATTCCCCTCTGCGTAAACTCCTACTCAATGTCCACAATAATAACTAAATCTGAGTAGCTTCTTACGCATATCCTAAAGGATATTATTCTATCCTTTAACCCTAAAATACCCATTAAAGGCTAATATAATATCCTTTATCAAGATAAAAGGTAAGTGTAAGTGCCATCCAAAAAGTTGACACCAGAGCAGTTCGAGAGTCAGAAAGCTGGTATTGCTGCTGAGCTTGAAAGACGTAAAGAGCAAGGTAATGCTGGTAAACAGATCACAGCTAAGGGATTCCTGAAGCGTGAACAGAAAGCTGCTTTGGAGATCATATCCAAAACTAACAAAGGTATCCCTAAGCCTCTGCCAGAAGGTTATGTACACCCCACTAAGACTGAGCTAGACAATGCTTGGAAGATTGTTAATGCTGTACGTGATTATGACAAGCATGATGTAGCCTTGAAGATAGCAAAGTTAGCTGCACAGAAGGCTGAACATGAAGCTAAGGCTGCTGGATATGGTGATAAGTCGCCTGAGAAAGTTAAAGAAGAATTTGAACAGAAAGGTCTTCGTCCTGTTGGTGGGTTTGAGTATAAGCCTGAGTGGGATGAGGAAGTAGAAGAATTCGAACCTGAAGAAGATTCAGACGAATAGTGTGGCTTAGGTCACTAAGAGGAGAAGATTCTAGTTTTGTAGAATAGAAGATCATCAGCCAAGGTTAGTGTGGGTGTGGTGGCGTTTATGGGGTGATAAGATTTTGCAAGGTCTTTCATTTGCTGATTCATTTGAATAGCCCCACCCAATTAAATCTAATCAGAGATAAACAGTTATGAAAGATTTTACAGGACAAGTGTTCGGAAGGTTGACAGTTACCAAGTTTCACAGTTGGCACGTCCACCCATCTGGTCAAAAGAAAACCAAGTGGTCATGTTCATGTGAGTGCGGTGCTGAAATAATAGCACAAGGTGCTAACCTATCAAGGGGTAGCACGTTAAGTTGTGGTTGTTTGAAGAAAGAACACGTAAGCAAAGCAAAGAAAACGCACGGTATGACAGACTCCAAGACATATAAGACGTGGCGCTCACTATCAGCAAGATGCTTAAATGTTAACTCCCCTGACTACCTCGTGTACGGTGCAAAAGGTATTACAGTTTGTGATAGATGGGTCATTTCCAAAGGCGGCTCATTTGAGAATTTCCTAGAAGATATGGGCAAACGTCCAGAAGGTAAGACCCTCAATAGGCTCAAGGGTGCTTCATGTTATTCTAAGGAAACTTGCGAGTGAACAAGCTTTCGATCAAAAGAAAAGCAACAACAACACTTCAGGAAGAACTGGTGTTTACTGGGCGTCCAGAGACGAGGTGTGGGTTGCTAGAATCTACTACCAAAATAAGCAGATATTCCTACTCTCCACCAAAGATTATGATTTAGCTTGTAAAGCTAGAGAAGCTGCTGAGATTAAATACTTCGGCTACAGTAAGGCAAACAGATGACAACAATACAAAATGATAGGCCAGCTCCGTGCGGAAGGCGGCAGTACCTCTATACTGCAAGCCAGACGGATGTGACCCTTTTTGGTGGTGCTGCTTAAAACTTCGGGTTGCACCTTAATATACCCCTCTAATTCGGTGAACACTCTCTGAGTCAATACCGAGCTAAGCCCTTATGGGAAAGTGTAGAGACTAATCGTGATGAGTGTAGCGATGTAGGTTCCAAGTGGAATCGAAACGGGGGGCAATCGAAAGATTGAAGATATAGTCCGACACCCGTAGCAATATGGGAGACTTAACGAGTCTGTAACAGTATTGGGAAGTGGTAAATCAGAGATTGCAGTGATTGATTTCTGCCAGTATGTTCGTATACCGAATTTTATTGGGATTATAACAAGACGTACAACTCCTTTGTTAAAGGGAGCTGGTGGTATCTTGACCAAGTGCAAAAGAACATTTGCAAAAGAATTTAAAGATGATCCAGATTATACGTACAACTGGAAAGAGAAAGACAATAAATTTGTCTTCTACAAGAAAGAAAAGAACAAAGATGGTAAAGATATACTAATACCAATCAGTGAGGTATACCTCAAACACTCTGAGTATGAGAACGATATTGAAGCGTTATGGCAAGGAATCGAGTCATCCTTGACAGTAATTGATGAGAGCACACAGTACACTTGGCCTATGGTCAATTATATTATGTCCCGTATGCGTAACCCATCCTGCCTTGAGGTTAGACCAAGGCTGAAAATGACTTGCAATCCTCTGAAAACACATTTTTTGAGGAAGTGGGTTGATCCTTACTTGAAAGAAGATGGTACTCCAGACCGCTCCAAGGACGGTTTGATTAGGTACTTTCAGATGGTGGATGGTGAGATATATTTTGCCGATACTAAAGAAGAAGTAATGGAATATGCACAATGTACGATGGATGAAGTTCTTTCTTTTACCTTTATATCAGCCACAGTCGCAGATAATAAGATCCTACAAGAGATAGATCCTCGGTACGTTTCTTGGCTCAAAGGTTTGAAAGGTGTTGAGCGGGAACGTTTGCTCATGGGTTCGTGGAATGCAATTGAATCCACTTCAAACTTCTTTCAGAGAATATGGGTACATGAGTTAGATCAACCCCCTCCGGCTTCAGACTTCACCAAGATAGTTCGAGCTTACGACTTTGCAGGAACACTACCGAGTGACGCTTCCCCAAAAACTGACTATTTCGCTTCTGTGAAGATGGGTAAGTTAAAGAATGGGGAATACGTCATCTTAGACGTAACCCGCACCAAGATACGCTACGGTGACTGGCCAGCTCATATTATAGAAAATTCTCGTAGAGACGGGACTAAGGTTGATATTGTTTTCCCCATAGACCCCAATGCTGCATCTATGGGGGCAACCAAAGACCTGATCAAGCTGTGCGCGCTGGAGTGTGGGAGAATACACACTACCCGCGCCCTATCTAACAAGTTAGATAGATTCAGACCCTTCTCATCTATGTCTCAGAATGGCTTAGTTAGTGTTGTAACAGGTTGTGCGAATGACTTGTGGAATAAAATATATAACGACAATGAATTTTTCTACGCGGAACTTGAAGGATTTGACGGTGGCCGTAAAGGTTGGGATGATATGGTGGATTGCTGCTCAGACGCATTCATGTACCTAGCCTCAAAAATCCAACTCGGTAACTCATTCCTTCACGGCATTAAAGCTACAGACTTATCCAATAAAAGTGGCCTACTCCAAATTGGTCGCTAACAATTAAACAGGAGCCTCCGTAAGATGGCTGATCCATCTCCAAAAGAAGCTCTCCCAACAACAGGTAGTGACCTCCCTTCCATGAAGGTGAGAGAGGTAGGCCACAATGGTTTATCCGTTACTGCTGGCCAAGTGTTGGAGGAGCCTGATACCGCCTTACGATACCCCCAAAGTATCTACACATATAAGAAGATGCTTAAAGACTCCACTGTAGCTTCTGCTGTAGAGTATGTCCAAACTAGGATGGCTTCTGTAACGTGGTATCCTCAAGCCCCTAAAGGTTTCGAGAAAGAATTAGAACAATATGTAAACTACCTCAAGACTGTCCAGAATGACATGGAAACCTCTTGGTTATCTTGTATCAAGCAGATGAGTAGCTTCACTACATATGGCTTCTCTATTATGGAGATTGTGCCATATACAAGATTAAAGATCAATGGTAGTAGACACAATGATGGTTTACGGGGCATTAAGAAGTTAGCCTTCAGATCACAAGATACGATCTCTGGTGTTGAATATGCTAATGATGGTAGAGACTTTGTTGGTTATTGGCAACGTGTTAATCACATTACTAATAAAGGTCAATATCGCACTTACAAAGATCCTATTAAGACTGGCACTACTTACAATGAAGTGTTACTGAAGAAGGAGAATATCTTAGCCTTCAGAAATAGTGCTCTTAAAGACTCACCATTTGGTCAGGCACCGTTAGCAGCCATCTACGAAAGCTGGCGTTTCAAGAAAGAGTATGAACAGACTCTGGCCTACGGTGTAAGCGCAGACATTTCCGGCCTTAAAGTTCTCTACATCCCCCCGCAATATCTAAAAGAAGATGCTGATCCTGCTGATGCAGCCGTGTTCGCAATGTACCAGAAGATTATGCGTAACATGCACATTGGTGCTGAGAGTGGATTGATCCTACCTCAAGTGTTAGATGATAAAGGAGAGCAATACTTTAAGTTTGAAGTTGTGAATGTTGGCGGCTCCAAAGCCTACAATGTCCCTGAGATCATCGAAGCCTACAAGATGGAAATCCTCACAGCCTTATATGCCACAGTATTAACTGCTGGCCAAGGCGGAGGTGGCAGCTTTGCATTATCTACTTCTCTACAAGAGATGGTGGATATGATCATTGAAGCCAAGCTAGAAGAAATGAGAGATGTGTTCAACCATACGTTGATTCCATATTTGTGGAAGTTAAATGGTTGGGACATGACTGTTCTTCCTACGTTTGAATGGGAAACAAGTTCTCTTAGTATTACTCCTCCCACTTACGAACAGAAGACCAAAGCATACTATCAATTACTTGCTGCTGGTGGTGTTGCTATTACAGCTCGTAATATTAACCATATTGCTGAACAGGCTGGATTCCCAGAACGCCTACCAGAAGACTGGACTTCAGATCAAGTTAGAGATGTGTTATCTAATGCTGATTCAAGAGCTGGTGATGGTTTTGCAACCACTGGTGATGGAACCTCTAAATCTCCTAAAGGTGATTCTTCAGCTAAGAATGCACATAACAAGGCATAAGAGAATAATTAATGTCACATGAACTATTAAAACTAACTAGTAAGTTGTGTAACACACCTCACTTAGTTACAGAAGAGTACCTAGATAAAGTATTCTCAATCCTAGAACAGCGAAACCAAGGTGCAAACTTTGGTGCTGTCTCTGATGGACAACAAGCCCGTAAACGCTCTCTCCAATACTTCCCAGAATCTTCCCTTGGTGTTATCGACATCCACGGGGCTATTTCAGATGTGCCCTATTACGGCATGTGTGGAGAAGATGGTGTAAGTCATCAAAGTATCCGCGAAGAGATGAAAGCTCTTGCTGATGCTGGTGCTAAAGTGGTTGTAATGGATAGTGATACTAATGGTGGATTGGCTCATATGGCCTTTGAATCTGCCAACTATGTCCGTGACATTGCTGATGATTACGGTATCCATTTAATCTCCTATGTATCTCACAAGTCATTTAGCGCTGGCTATGTTTACTCTGCTGTAGCCCATGAAATCATTACTAACCCCTCCTCTGAGGTTGGTAGTATTGGTGTAATGATGAAGTTGCGTAATGTTAATGGTGCCATGAAGAACATGGGCATTCAAGATGTTTATGTGACTGCTGGTGATAACAAAGTACCTTTCGATAAGAATGGTGACTTTACTCCAGAGTTTCTAGCGGAAGTTGAAGATGGTGTCCTTGAGTTGTATGACCAATTCACAGGCCATGTTGCCATGTGGCGTGGCAAAGAACAGAAGGATGTAATCGCACTAGGTGCCAACTCCTACACTGCCAAGAAAGCATTAGCTAATGGTCTTGTAGACAAGCAAATGACACTAGAAGAATTCAAGGCATATCTTGATGAACTCACTACAGGAAATAATATGTCTAGCCCGACAGCAAGTTTATTCAGTAAAAAACCCAAAGCAACACAACTATCGAAGGAAGCAGAAATGCCCAATCAAAACGTAGAACTGCAAGCAGCACTAGCTGCCGCTACCGCAGACTTTACAGCTCAATTAGAAGCAAAGGATAAGGCTAATGCTGCTTCCCTCGCAACTATGCAAGCTGAGTTAGAAGCAGCTCAGGCAGCATTGTCTGCTGTGACTAAAGAAAAAGAAGATGCTAAACAAGCTTCACGCCTTGCTCAATTAACTGCAATCTTTGGCACTACTGATGCGCCTAAGTTAGCTGAGAGTTATGCAGCATTGAGTGATGAATCATTTGATCTCACTGTAGGTATCCTTGCAGCACGTTCAGTTAAAGAAGAAGAGAAGCTTCAAACTGAAATTGGTGCAGATGGTGTCCTCGTTGTAGAAGAAACCCAAACATACGCACAAGCTGCTGTAGCCGCCGTACAAAAACAATTAACTAAAAAACAAGGTAAATAAGAATGCCAATTACATTGATTACTGATCCTCGCTTATCTGACATCCTATTAACTGAAGAAGAGGGTTTGTTGTCTCGTCTTGTTGTTAGTGTAAATATGTCAACTGGTGCAACTCTGAAGCAAGGTACTATCTTAGCTCGTGCTAAAAGTGCAACTCCTTCTGCTGCTTATGACATCGTTAAAGTAGCCGACTTAGCTGACAGTGCTACCGCTCTTGGTAAAGAGTATGCAGTGTTGGGTGGTGACGGTTATGAACTTAAAGATAACGTGACCTTCGTAACAACCACTGCTAAAAATGCTTTGACTTGGATTCGTGATGTTTCTATCAAAGAAGCTGCTGTTCGTGCATTGCACCCAACCTTCAACGATACCCAATGGGGTCTTTTGAAAGGTGCTTTGCAAGCTACACAGAACATCCGTGTTGTTCCTTCAGCTACTGCTGTTCCAGCTTAATAAATTCTAATAAGAGATAATTAAATGCCTATTATTCAAAATCAAACAGACTTAACTCGCTTTCAGGATTTGTCTGCTGCTGTGCCTACAGCACCTCTTCGTTCCACTATGCTGGGCGAACTTGGTTTCTTCGATGTACGTCCATTGACCACCAAGACCGTATTCATTCCACGTACCATCGAACAAGATTTTGAGTTCTTGGATTACGCTTGGGGGGAAGTTCCTCAGTCTCTTGGTACTGATAGCAAGGGTTACATCACTCTTCCAGTTCCCCACTTCCCAGTACAAGATGCTATCCTCCCTAAAGATTTGGATGGTAACTTCAATTGGGATGAGATTGGTCAAGGTGCCCAACCAGAAACTTTAGTAGCAACTCGTGCCCGTAAGATGAAGAAGATTTCACAAGGTTTTGCTAACTTGTGGGAAAAGAGCCGTATGGAACTTATCATCAATGGTAAGGCGTATGCTCCTCGTGGTACTTTGGCACAATCTTATGGCGCAACCGTAGATTACTTCCAAGAGTTTGGCGTTACCCAAGAAGTTAAGACCATGAGTTTGAATACTCCTGACGTTGACATCTTAACTGAAGTTGAACCAATCATTGCTTACATTCAAGACAACTTGAAGAATGGTAGTGTTGCTGGTCGTTTCTTGGCTATTTGCGGTAGCACCTTCTTCTCTAAGTTAGTATCTCACCCATACGTTAAAGAAACTGGTAAGTACGTTACCCTTAACTCTACTGACGAAGTGTTGGCTGGTCGTTTAGGTAATGCTGGTCTTGGTTTAGATGCTCGTTACCGTGCATTCAACTTTGGTGGTGTTCTTTGGGTTGAAAACCGTGCTCAAATGACTGCAACTGAAGCTCGTGTGTTCCCAACTGATGTTGAAGGTATGTTCGTTACTTTCGTATCTCCTTCAGAAAGCAAGTTCAGCACTGTAAACACCTCTGCACAAGAAATCTACTACTTCGAGAAGTTGGTTGATGATGTTCAAGAGCAGTTCCAAATCGTTGCTGAAACTAACGTGCTTCACGCATGTATGTACCCACAAGCATTGATTAAAGTAACTATTGCTGCTTAATAGTTACAAGTAATTCTCTCCCCTCGGGGAGAGGTTATTCTTAAGATAGCTACCCTTAGTTGTCTTTACAATAACTTAAATAAAGGATCACATCATGGCTTTACCAATAAAAAACGGCTCATTTGAGTGCTTGAAACGAATTAAGTACACGCCATCTTCTCGTACTGCTTTACCAACAGGTGTTTCAGCTAAAGCCTTGGTTGGTGGCAGTGAACAAGTTACACTTACTTTTGTAAACACACAAGTACCCCTTGTTGATGCTGGTGCATCTGGTGCTGGTGGCGGTGTTCGTATCTTTGGTTTTCAACAAGGAAATGTTGCAATTAACAACTTCCGTGTAAACCTGACTACTGCCCGTCTAGGTACTAACCTTACTACCACTGCTGCTCTTGTAGCATCACTAGGTACTGTAGCTGCCGCTGCTGACGCAACCTTGACTTCAACTGAAGCCGACATTGCATCTTCTACTACCGCTACCTTGACTGCTGGTGCTGGTACTTTCACCAAGCTCGCCACTGCCTCAGTTTACTTAGATGGCACGAGTGCGGCTAAAGATGTTTACTTAAACTTCGCTTGTCCTGATGCTGGCAGTGCAGGTAATGACTCTGTTGTAGTTAACGGCACTATCACTTTTGTGTACTCCAACACAGCAGTAGTTTAATACCAAGGGCGTAATGCCCTCTTTTGAGGACATACAATGGCTCTAAGTGATATTGAAATGATTCGCCTGATCACTCAGGACAATGGACGATTACCAATATTTGATCCAGAGAATCCCACATTCATAATGACTGACGAAGAGATTGAAGGATACCTTACCCTGTGTAATGGTGATGTTCTTCAAGCATCTCGTTGGGCTACTAACTCAATGATGAAGTGGATTGCAGGTGTAAGCACCAAAGAACTGTATGGTGACGTAGAAGTCTGGAGCGATTTTGGTAAGAACTATATCAAAGCGGCTGAAGCTTTTCTCAATGACAAGTCTTTATTCAGTGGTATCCCAAAAGGTCTCATGCCCTATGCTGCTGGTATTAGCGTTGCTGATTATTGGGCTAGTGTTAATGATGCTGACAACCCAAGACTGTATGATTGGCTTTACACTAGAAACTTCAAACCTAATTTAGAAGGTGAAGACTCTGGTAAGTGGGAGATGTAGATGTTAGCTAAAATGCCATTCAGGCTGATTAGAACAAAGAATATAAACATCATACGATACAGCACCGAAGGCACTTACGTAAAAGGTAAGTGGGTAAAAGGTGCAACTACCACCATCCCCGTACAAGCTATTGTCTCCCCCGTAATTAAACAGTCAATGCTCCAGTTCCTCCCCGAGTCTCTCAGAGCTAAGAAAGTCTTTAGACTATTCTCTAACACAAAGCTCAACTGTTTCCAAGATAAAGAAGAGAAGCAGCAGGCTGATGAGTTCACCTTAAACGGTGAAACCTTCAGGATTGTTAAAGTTGGTGAGTGGGAGTCAGTTGGAACTTTCACAGGCTATGAAGCTTACGCTATTAAAATTGATAGCGAAGTAATCACGGTTTACAGGGGCTAATATGGCCACTGTAAGAGAAGATCACTCTGGTTTTGCTGCTCTCGAAAAAGAAATAAACAGAACCTCTGTAGAAGTTGGTTGGCTTGAGAATATTGAGCATTGGGCAAGTGATGGCAATCCAACCATTACAATCCCTTGGTTAGCAAGTCATCTACATTTCCACACAGCTTGGGATGATACATTTATGTTCTCCCAAACAAGAACAAAACAAGTTGACGCTGTTGTTCAATCTGCACTGCGTAAAGGCATGACCTTCCAAGGCACCGCAATGTACATAGGTAAGCAATTAGAAGCTAAGTTGAAGTCTAACATTGAATCTGTTACCTCTCCTTCAAACGACCCTAAATGGGCTGCTAAGAAGGGCAATAATAAACCTCTGCAATGGGGTAGCTTGAACGGTAACACACCTAACTTAATCAGCTCAATCAGTAGTGTGGTAAAAAGATAATGATAAATATCTCACAACTGCAAGAGCAGGTATGGGAAGTAATAGATAACCTCACTACAGCTCCTGTGATTATCGAAGAACAAGAAGGTCATGAACCTGCTGAGAACTTCGTCACAACCAAACTCAGAGATTGGGTTCAGGTGGGGAGCAGCGAGCAAAAGCATAATGGTGGAACCTCCGCACTCTACGATATAAAAACTAGGTGGAGAGTTACACTTCGGTTGGTTAGTGTTGGTGTTGATAGTAATCAATTGCTCTTAGAGTTAGCCCATAAGTTTAATAAAGTCACCACAAGAAATACTTTTAAAGCTATTGGATTATTCTACAGTGATGCAAGTCATGTGATAAGTGCACCTAAGTTATTGAATAATGGTTGGGAACAACGTTATGTACTGGATGTGTATTTCCACACTGTCATCGAAGATACAGACTCCCTCGAATACTTTGAATTTGTAGATTTAACAGTCGAAGCTACAGACGATCTAGGTAATATTGCTTACACAGAAAACCAGATCGTAGACATTATCCCTTAATTATAAACAAACGAGAAATAAAGAATGGCAGATATTAATGATATTGTCAGTGTAGTTATTAGTAATAATACCACTGCAATCACTGTAGCTGGTTTTAGTTTACCCCTATTCCTAGGTTTAGGTAAAGGCTTCACAGAGCGCTACAAAGAATATGGTTCATTGGCAGAAGTTGGTGTAGACTTTGCTTCTACTTCAAATGAG